GGTGATGACGCAGGAGCCTGTGTTGCGCGGCGCGTCGCCCCGGATGCTGGCGAGCCGCCACTCGTCGCCCGATCTGCGCCCGCGCGGAAACAGGCGTGGCACCCATATCTCTGCGGTCTCGCGAAGGCGCGCCACCACCAGATCGAGATCGTAGCGCAGAGGCTCGCCGCCGAGCGGTTTGGCGTCGTTGAGGTCAAGCAAGGATCACCAGACCTTTCTCGGCCCGCGTGATCGCGGTGTAGAGCCAACGGTTGCGGTCGGCGGCGGTGCGCCCGAACCCGTCGTCGAACACGACGACGTTCTCCCATTGCGAGCCCTGCGACTTGTGGCAGGTGATGGCGTAGCCCCAGCTGGACTCGATCAGCCCGCGCCGGATCTGCCACTCCCGTCGCCCGCGCTCGGGATCGTAGGCGACATGATCGGCATATTCGCCGCGCCAGAAACTCTGTCGCCCGCCGAGGCTCACTCCGTCCTCGGTCTCGACCATGGCGCTGAAGGCGAAGGCGTCGTCCGGATCCTGCCGTACCTCGGTGAGGGTCAGGAACATGCCGTTGATCAGCCCGAGATCATGGCGGTTCTTGAGACAGATGATCTTCTCGCCGCCGCCTGTCGGATAATCGGCGCCGAACCCGGCCGCGCGCTTCATCGCGGTGTTCAGCCAGCGCCGCGTCGCGTTGGTGCCGCAGATCACCTGGCCGCCCTGAAGCATCTGGGCTGGGCCGACCTCGTGGCGCGACATCTTCCAGACATGGTCGTCATGCGCGCCGGGCGGGATCGGCAATCCCTCGCGGGCCAATGTCGCAAGCCGCAGGATGGCGCTGTCGCCCGCCTGGCGGTGCACCTCGGTCAGCATCACGTCCGGGGCGGTCTCGGTGAAGAAGCCCGTGCCCTTCACGGGCGGCAGCTGCCCCGGATCGCCCAGCACCAGGATCGGCTTGCCGAAGGCCATGAGGTCGCGGGCCATGTCCTCGCCGACCATCGAGACCTCGTCGAGCACCAGCAGGTCCGCGTCGCGCAGGATCGACTGCTCGTTGATCAGGAACTTCGGCTGGTGGATGTCCTCGAGGCGCAGCTCGAGCTGGGCGATGCGCGTCATCGCGAAACCGCGCTCGGCCGGACCCATGCGCGGCAGGTCGCGCCGCAGCGCCGCCAGATCCTCGGTCGCGCGCGCGATCTCTTCGGGCGTCGCCTCGGAGACGCGGTAGATCAGGCTGTGGATGGTCTGCGCGGGCGTACCCTTGCGCGTCATCACGAGCGCCGCCTTGCCGGTGAAGGCGGCGAAGAGCACGCCGCCAAGCCCGCCCGGGGTCATCGGCTCAAGCCCCAGCGCCTCGATCGCCCTGGCGGTGATGGTGGTCTTGCCGGTCCCGGCATAGCCGAAGAGGCGGAAGATCTGCTGCTCGTGCCGCCGCGTCTCGAACCAGTCGCGGATGGCGGCGATGGCGCGGCCCTGGGTATCAGAAAGGGTGATGGTCATGCCCTGGGCTCCGCCCGTTCGCAGCTGAAACTCTCCACTGGAGAGTTTCCGAGACGCCGCTCACCCCAGCAGCGGGCGGCGAAGGGGCAGAACCGGCAGAGGAAGAAGTCGGGGCTGGTCGCGATGCGGGGCAGAAGATCGCCCGCGTCGGCGGCGCGCAGCACGTCGACCGCCTTGTCCGACAGCGCCTGCGCGGCGGCCGGATCGAACGGCAAATGTTCGTGGTAGAGCTCGCAGGTGTCCTTGTTCAGCGCGGTGAAAAGCGCGGACCCCAGGCCCAAGTAGGCCATGTAGATCTGCATCTGGCCGAAATAGACGGGCTTCGAGAGCTGCACGCCCTTCTTCGCCGTGTCCGACCAGGACGAGGCTTTCAGCGCCTTGTGTTCCCACAGCACCGGCCAGGCGAGGCCGATCTCCGGGCCGTCGACGATCACGCCGTCCACATGGCCGCGAATGCGTCCACCCGCCGTCTCGAAACCGAACTGGCCGCCAGCCTGCGTCTGTGTGCGCAGATCGAACCCGGCCTGCCGGAGCCAACGGATCGCCAGATCCTCGAAGACATGACCGGCCGCGAAGATGCGCAGCACGCGCCCCTCGAAGTCCTTCCCCGGATCCACCGGTGTTCCCATGCACTCATAGACCAGCCGCCGCGCGCAGGGCTCGCCGATGCGGCTGGCACCGAGATAGTCGCGCGGGCGCTGATCGGCGCGTTCGGCCACGAGGGCAGTGTCGATGCGGGCGTTGATCCGTGCCCCGAGGGGCTCGGGCTCCATGGGCGCACGCCCGTAGACGAAGCCTGAATTGTGGTTGAGGTCGAGCATGTCGGGCTCCGGTCTAAAAGGGGACGTCGCCGGCAGCGGACTGGCGCTGCATGGAGGCCTGGAAGCCGTCGACGCAGGCCTCGATGATGCGGTCGATGTCCGCGGCCGGACGGTCGATGAAAGGCTCCATCAGGCCCATCTCGGTCAGCGCTTCGGCGAGTTCGCGCCGCGCCTCGCGGATGGCGCGGGTTTCCATGTCGGTCTTGTCGATCATTCCAGAAGTCCTCCGGGCGATGGCGCTGCCCGCCATGAGGCAGGCCATCGAACAAAAGCGGTAATAGGGGTGAAGATCGCATCGGAGCTGGTGGCAGTAGCCGAAGCCCCGGGCCTCCCGGCCGCAGAGCGCGCAGGGCACGCGGCGGCCGAGTTCTTCACGGGTCAGCCCATGAGCAGCAGGTCCAGCGCGTCGCGCTCCTCCTTGTCCGGGGCGGCGGTCCGGCGCTCGGAGGCCAGCACGATGAACCGGCTGATGGCGTTCATGGCCATGCATTCGAGATCCTTTCGGGTGAGGCTGGCGATGGGGCGGTCGAGCCGCCCCCGCGCTTCCAGCCAGCGCCCCATTGCGAGGGCGGCTTGCGTGGTGACATGAGCCTGCCATGCATCCGGGCTCATGGGTTCAGCCATGCCGGGCCACCCGCGGGCATGGCCGCTGGCGGGGTCTGAGTGGTGGGCTGGGCAGGCGCAGACGGCGCACCCCAGGCGGGTGCCGTGGGGGCAGAGCCCGCAAGCGGCTGGCCCCAGGCAGGGGTCGCGGGTTGCGCAGGCGCCGCGGCGGGCCGGGGCTTGTGCGAGGGCTGCGCGGGCACTGACTCGCCCGCCATTACCTTCTGCCATTCGGGCGCGGTGGGCAGCACGACATGCTCGAGCTTGTTGGCGTCCTTGTAGGCGGGGTTCCGGCTCGGCTCGATCTGGACCTTGGCCACGAAGCTGATCCCGTCGAGATCGGCGAGCCCGCGCAGCACCCGCTTGGTCTTTGCCGCCTCGCTCATGTCCTCGGGGTTCAGCCCCAGCGCGCTGTCGATCATCGCGCGGAAGGTCGATTTCGAGATCTTCCAGCCGATCGACTGGCCCTGCTCGTCGAGCTTGCCGCCTTGCACGGTGAAGTTCTGCCAGAACTTGCGCCGGGCATGCGGGCCCTCGGCGACGGTGAACTCGGCGTCGAGCATCAACACGTCGCTGCCGGGCTGGTTCGAGGCCTTGAGCAGCCCGCGATCCACATCGCCAGTCCCGTCACTGCCGCCCTTGCGCAGCGTCATCACCAGCTTGGCGAAGGTGCCGTCGGGGATCAGGTCGCCGGACTGCTGCGGCTCCACGTCGTTCATGTCGAAGGTCATGTCGTCATCCTTTCCGGAGTTGATTGATCTTGGTGAGCAGCGCGCCGAGATCGGGCGGCTCGGTCAGGTCGAGCCTGCCGCTGCGGTCCTTGGCCGGCAGGCCGAACGGATTGCCGGACTGGCAGACGAGGCGGCGTGCGTTGCCCTTGTCGGGATCGTGGCGCCAGGTCGGGGGCGCATCGGGGCCCGCGCCGGGATCCTGCGTGAACAGGCTCATCGTCAGCACCTGGTCGACGATGCCAGGCAGTTCCCGCGCGACCTTTCCGCCGTCCATCTGCGGCTGCCAGGTCACCCGGTTCATGTCGTCGACAACCTTCTCGAGGATGCCGACGAAGATTACGGTGCGGCCCGGCGCATGCTGAAGGTGCTTGAGAAGCCCGATGACCTCGCGCGCCAACAGGCCATAAGCGCCGCGCGTGTCCGGCTTGCCGGTGCGTTCCGACAGCGCCTCGGGGCGGGTCCTGGCCCAGGCCATCGCCTGCCGCGTCAGGTCGGTGATGCTGTCGACGAAGATGATCCGCTTGGCATCGATCTTCTCGGCCAGCTCGGGATGCTGCGCCCGCAGATGCGCATGATGCGCCTCCGAGAAATGCTCCTCGGGCTGGGCGGCCGGGTTCGCGCCGCCGATCAGGCAGGCGATGTCGACCGCGTCAGCAAAGCGGCGGATGGGGATGCTGTCGCCAGGCCAGTCCTGGACGGACTTGAGGCCCGCCTCCAGATCGATGCAGAGCGTCTCGGCGGGCGGCAGGGTCTTCAGCAGCGTGGTCTTGCCCGCGCCGCTCGGCCCGAACAGTGCCATGGTGGTCTTGCCCTGCGCCTCGCGCAGCCGGTCGTCGGCGGAGATGATGCGCAGGCTCATTGATCGGCCCCTTGCGGGTCGATCTCGATCTTCAGCGTGCCGGGTCGCACGGTGCGCGCGGGCTCGAAACCGGCACGGATTGTATCGGGCCAGGCGGCGTATTTGCGCTCGGGCACCTTGAAGGCGATGTCGACATACTGGGCGGGATCGTCCCCGGCGGCGCGGATGCGCTCGACCATGGCGGCGAGACGATCCTGATCCCAATCGACCCGTTTCGGCAGATCCGCGACCACGGTGAAATCGCCGTCGTCGAAGCGGATCGTGCCGGTATCCTTGCCTGCGGCCCGCCGCTCCTCGGCCGCGCGGCTGGCGTAGCGAACGGTCAGCGCGCCATCGAGG